GCCTAAGAGAGAGTAAGGTAGTTCAAGCTCAGGTAGCGGCTTGCATGGAGCAAAGCAAAGAGCGATATAGCGCTGCTAGTACTAGCTGGCGAAAAAATAAATCGTCAGATAGAAGCCGTAGACGTAGACGAGCTAAAAGCTCGCGCAGAGAGTACCCAACAACAATGCATGAACTTTAATGCCTCTATGAAGATAATAGATAGCGGATACTTAATTGTGGCAATTTACTTTATTGTAATAAACTTAGGGTTAACTGTACTTATTTTGCCTTGCGTGTTTTATTGGTTTTTTAATTTGATATTTTAGCTGGCGGTTGCATGATTGTTAAGTTATCTTGGAATGAAAGAATTAGATTAAAGTCAGCATTGCGACTCTTGAGCTTTATTGGTGTAATCTTTGGCCTCAAGCCTAATGCACCTAAATTCTTAATAGTTAAGGATGAAAATAAAGAAAAGCAAGAATGCCTTTGCGAAAAGTGCAACACAAAATATATTGGTCATTATGGTGTTGGTTATTACTCATGTAAAAATTCAGATAGGTTTATTGTGATATGATTAAATTTAAAGAAGAAAAATGGACTATTATTTCAGATGACTACGAGCCACTTTCAGAATTTACAGGGCCATAACTATGCCAGTTGTCGGAGCTAATCAAATAAAAGCTAGAATGAAAAGCTTTGTTAGTGATGTTACCAACAATAAAAGCTTGCAGTTTATTAATGCTGTTGGCGCTCAGGCTGGTATACTGTCGAAAGAAAAAGCACCGATTGAATTTGGCACATTGCAAAATAGTCAAATGTTTGATGTAGTTAAAAATGCAACGGGAGTGAAAGGCACGCTGAGCTATAATACTATGTATGCGTCAATTCTTAATGATGGCATTTACAAGTGGAAACCAAGAGCGCCAGCAAATAAGAAAGGACCAGCTTGGAACCCTAATGCCACACCGCACTTTTTAGAATACGGCTTTGAATCGGCACAGGGTAAAGCTAATATTCAGAAATACTTAGAGATATTTAAAATATGACACTACTAGCAGATTTTGAAAGTCAGCGCGTACTAAATCACATTCGGTCTAGTGGGCTGTTAACGTCATTTACTGACTACCTAGGCAATGCACAAGGCGCAACATTAAGCGCATCTGGTATGGTTAACTTAACCGAATTACCTAGCGACCAAAGATTGCTACAAGTACGATTAGCTGGCAACGACCAAGTGGCGGATGGGTCGGTTAATTTTACTCAATATCCAGTTAGTGTGTATATTTACGGCAAAACCGATTTAAGCGATGCAGGCATTGTTGACGGTCTTACCTGTGATATTAGAAACTGGCTTAGGTTAAAGGAAAACTCAGGAAGCAAAGCAGAGTGCATTATTGCAATTCAAGTGCTAGGCAAAGGTGGGCCATATCCAATGGGTGATAGCCGCCCTTATTGTGAGATACCGCTGATAGTTAAATTTAATGCCTAATCCAGTAGCGAATCCCAGTAATCAGGCTCTAGGCTCTCTTTTATATCCTCTATAGAGCGACTTGTTTCAATGCTGACAGATTGGGTCTCAAGAGGTTTGCCAGCCCTCATTTTCTCCTTCCTGTCCTTGATGGTGCAAGTGTCACATTGCTGGCTTGATGTGTAGCGCATATAATTTCCGCATTCGCATCGCACACTGGAAAAGTAAAACCTCAGCCCTCTCTCTTTTGCTTCAGCTCTAGTTATTTTTTTATCAAAAGCATCCTGCCTAGAAGTTTTCGATTTACCCCCAACAAACAACCCACCTGATACGCCTTTCATAATTCAACCCTCTACAAGTAAAAACAATTTAATTAAATGTACATCAACACTTTTAAATAGTCAACAAATTAAATTTAATGAAAATAACGATTGACCATCAATCATAATTAACCTATTGTTTGCTTTGTGCAGTGCGAAGTATGGCACGTAAAGACACAAGGATTTATTGAGGAAGCCAAGACAATATTTATTGAGCCTCAGCAAACCTGCAAAAAGGTCTAGCCAGTGAGCGGTAATGTGTGTAATGTTGGTTTTTATTAGATAGCCCATACGTAAAAGTATCTAAGCAAACCTGTAAAAAGGTCAGTCCATGTACGGTAATGTGTAAATTGGGAGAGCGTGGCAACGTACCGACTGAGAGAGTGTCACCCAGCTATTTTGTAGTATGAGCGCAAGGCTTATCGAAAGTGGTGGTCGGATAGTTTATCATTAACTTAATAAGTGAGGTGGTATTTCTAGTAGCTATGACGTTATATAGCATTGCTAAGCACGGTCGAGAGATAGAGCGAGGCTAAATAGAATGCAATGGTGTGTGTAATAAAGGTGCGTCACGAGAATAACGAAGTCGTAGCGCTGCGATTGATACCTTAACCGCTTAGGCGCTGAACGGTTATTACACACAACCGGTGCATTCTGTACCAATCAATTTAGATTTAGCCGCTCATTAATTTGGGCGGTCTTTTAAAAGAGTTTATAGGTGTGTGATGACCATGTGCGTAGGATGACCCGCAAGCCACTAAATCGATAAGAGTCATTAATTATCACACAACCTATACACTCTTCTCTATTTCAAACCCTCTAAAACCCACTCTAATCGGTGGGTTTTCTTTTATCTACTCCAAAGTGGTATAATCACACTGAATTAATTCATTTAACTTCGGAGTAATATATTATGGCAACAGGCTGTAAACAAGATTTAGATATTGGCCGCAATCTGATTGTGCGCTGGGCAGAGGCTTGTGGTTCAGAAGACCCACTTTCAACAGCAGATACACCACTAACTTACAAGCCGCTTGGTTATACAACAACCAAAGCAATCAACGAATCAACACGTACCACTGATGCGAATAACGATACATCTGGCGCGTATCAGAAGACATTGCAAACTGGTTTTGGTATGGAAATACCAGTATCTGTATTTACATCGGCAGATATTGTTGACGTTAGTACGCAAGAGGAATTGCGAATTTACCGACGCACTGAAATTGCAGCTGGTCGCCAAGCTACTGTATGGCTTGAGCTTACAAATACACAACTAAGCGTTAAAGAGTACGTATTTTGCCTAGTTAACGATGTTTCTCGCTCATACGGTAATGAAGATGTTAACACTGGTGATTTCAACTTTATGATGATTGCCACTGATGACAGCGCAAACCCAGCATACCAAACGGAAGCTATCGTATAATGCTATTAAAAGAGTACGGTCACGGCTGTATAGAGTACGGCGGCGTTAAATACGTCGTTGTACCATCTTTTATAAATATATCAGCCATAGGCACGCCAGAAGAAATTATAAATACAATCAAATGCTTGCACAGTAGCGACCCTCTTGATGTTTATTGCTCAGCGTTTTCTATACTGCAATCATGTTGTGATGAAGACTTTCCACCTGAATTATTTGGTGATTTATCCGTTACTGATAGCGGTATAAATGAATTAGATATTTCACCTGAACAAATTAACGACTTAATAGTGCTGGCGACTCACTGCGTAAAGCATGGTGTTATTGGTGATGCTGAAACCAAAGGCGAAAAAGGCGAGCCATTAACAGAGTTTGACGCATACGAATTTATTGATTTAGCCGTTGAGCACTTCAACTTAAGTTACGATGACGCGGCAAAAATGACAATGACACAATTTGTTAGACGCATGCGCACAAAATACCCAGAAGCCCACAAAAAACAAGCAGCCAAAGCAGCGAAAGAAAGTGAGCAAAAGGCCATGGTCGAGTACATGAAACGAAACGGGATGATTTAAAATGGCTGAGAACTTAGGCTCGATTAGGTATGACTTCGATGTTACGACAGCGCCACTATTTAAAGCGTCTGACACTGTCAATAAAACGACTGACAGCATAGTTAGCGACTTTAAGAGAGTTGATAGCTCATCAAAAAGCCTAAATACGCAAGTAACAAAAACCGCTGATGGAGTCAAGAAAAGCGTACACAGAAACTTCGGCCAAGCTGGTATTCAGGTGCAACAATTCGTAGGTCAGTTGCAAGGCGGCCAATCTGCAATGCTTGCTCTATCCCAGCAATCAGCGGATTTGGGTATTGTATTGGGTGCGCCGATGATAGGTGTAATAGTGTCGCTTGGTGCTGTATTGCTTGGAACTTTACTGCCATCATTGATGAGCAATAAAACTAGCGCTGACGCACTGGCAAAATCTGTTGAAAATGTAAAAGCAGTAATGACACTTGGAGCTGGTGGCGTTGCTGAATACACGGAAGAAATGGAAAAGCTGAACAAGGTTAGCAAGCAGCTTGCAAAAATACAGTTGGCACAAGCCATCGTTGAGCAAAACAAAGTTATAAAACTGTCAGCAAAATCTGTAATTGAATCAGCTCAAAATACATCAAAGCTTTACGAATCAACATTCAGCAATATGAGAGCGCTTGCGGAAAAGGTTGCTGTTGATATTGGCGGAAGTATGGCGGATGTTGCCAAGGCTGTTTCAGGCGATTCACTAAAACTTGGATCATCTGGGAGCTACTTAACTGCCGACTTAGATAAGATATCCAGCAAGTTCAAAATAACTAGAGAGGAGGCCTTAGAGCTTGGTCTAGCGTTTTCTGACGTATCCAAGAAAGGCGATGCTATGTCGCTCAAGTCCCTGCAGAACGTGCTTGAGGACTTATCGGAAACTTACGGCTATAGCAATGAGGAAATAACAAAGCTGGGTGCTGGTGTAGTTCAATTTCTTGTTAGCGCTAACTCTGCAACGGATGGAATTAACGAGCTAAGAGGTGCCATAACAGGTACTGGTGATGGCATTGATGAGCTGACAGGGAAAACCAAAGAGGCTAGCGACACCTTTGTATCACTAAGTACCCAGCTTGAAATAGAAAAGGTAAGACTTGAACAGGGTGAAAGAGCAGCATTTCAAAAAGCGCTCAAAATGCAAGAGCTTACTGATGAGCAAATAAAAAACCTTACGGTGCTATGGGATGAAAACGAAGCTTTAAAGAAAAACAACGAAGCGCGAAATGAGGCTAGTAATGAGCTTGAAAGAGAGATTGACGGATACATTAAGCTAGCTGATGCTGTTGTTGCATCTGAAAATGCAAAAAAAGAAAGGGAGATATCACAAGGCCAAACTTTTGCTCAGGGAATAATTGAGAGCGGTATGACTGAGCCAGAAAGGCTGCAAGCGGAAATTGAAGAGCTTGAAATACTGCGAGATAAAGACCTTGAGAATAGACAGCTTTACAATGATGCGATAGCAGTTACTGAGCAGAAAAAAGCAGACGCAGTAGCGGCAGCAAAAGAGAAGGAAATTAAATCTCAAGCACTATTCAATCAATCACAGTCTCAGTTGCTTGGCTCTGTAGGCAGTTTGATTGGCGCTTATGCCGACAACATGGAAGTCGAAGATAAAAAATCTTTTGAGAAGAAAAAGAAATTCCAAACAGCTCAAGCTTTAATAAATACGGCAATGGCAGTATCAAACGCATTAGCAGCGGCGCCACCTCCAGTAAGTTACGCGCTAGCTGCTGCAGCGGGTGCAATGGGCGCAATGCAAGTATCAGCAATCCAAGGTCAAGAGTATTCAGGAGGTCGTGAATTTGGCGGTCCTGTTTCTGCTGGCTCAATGTATCGCGTAGGTGAAAAGGGTAAGCCTGAGTTTTATAAAGATAACTTAGGTAATCTTTCAATGATACCTGGCGAGAATGGCGAGGTTATACCAGCTAATAAAATGGGCGGTAGTGGTGGCGGCATGACCGTTCAGGTTAACAACTATACTCCTTATCAAGTTTACGTAACGCAAGACCAAGCTGCTAACATAGCAAAAGTTGAGATAGGTAACGAGGCGGGAAAGTTACAAAAAGGACGCGGCAACATGTATAATGCTATGAAGTCAGGCGGCAACTACTCAAACAACGCGAAGAGGTAACGAATGCCAATACCTATAGATTACCCACATGAATATTTGCCAGCGCCTTTAGTCGGAAAGCAGCGGGAAGTGCAGCAGAAGTACGATGCCCGCGAAAACTTTGACGGTAAAATGCTAACGCGCAAAAAACGCAATAGCTCAACTGTCTATTTTGAAGTGTCGTTTTTAGTGCCTTATGAGCAGTCGCAGTTGATGGCTCTGTGGTTAGAGGGCGTTGATAATGGTCAGCAGTTTAAAATGGAACTTAAAACGGAAGGTGGATTTAATGAATACACCTGTACGTGGAAAACCCCACCAATAAACCCTACCGAAGCAAATGGATACTATATTTACAGTGGTACGTTATATGCCGATAAGTTATTACAAGGCTGGGAAGATAGCACAGACCAAGAGAAAAACGACTACTGGGATTTATTGACGGCAAACGGTGGTTCTGACCCGCTTGATATTGCAATTAATGAAAGGTGGCCTGAACAATGAATGACGAATTAAAACAGTTTTATACAACTCAAGATGCTGAGCGAATTGTTTATAACGCATTCACCATCAGTAGCCCGACTATTGGCGAGTTTAGATTTGTTATTGAGCAATCAGACAACCTAGACTTTTACGTTGACGGCGCAACAAAAGAGTTTATAGGTTGCTCTGCGTCAATCCCTGAGCAGTCAATACTATCAAGCGATGACGTTGACAAAGGTGAAGTGTCATTTGACCGAGTAGGATTTGAAGTTGTTAGCGAAATACGTAAACTTGATTACGCACCAACCTTCGAGGCTGTGACTGTCAGATTTTTGACGTACTTGGAAGGCGAGCAAGATGCGGTTTATGATTACTCTGCATATATGTCTAGTTTTTCAGCGGGCGCAAGGCAGGTTAAACTGTCACTAACAAGCGAAAACCTTGAGAAGCAAACTAAGGTTAACAAGATATTTGACCCATCAATATACATAGGTCTACAGGGGCTATAATGACGCAGCTAGAATTTATTAATTTAATGATTGGTAAGCCGTGGGTTAATCGCGCAGATAGCGTTGAAGAGGTTGATTGTTATGGCCTAGTTAAGCTATATAAAAACATGGTTGATGGCATTGAATTGCCACAAGCGACCGGCTACAAAGAAGGATTTGCATTCACTAGCATTTGGCGCAGAGAGACTAAGCGCGTGTGGTGGCAAGTCGGCAAGTGGACTGATGGTGCCATGGTGACTTTCTATGATAACTCAATGCAAGCTGTGCACATTGGCATTTGCGTTGGTAATCAGCAAGTATTACATGCGCGCGGAAATGAAGCGGGTGGCGGTAAAGTTGAGATACACTCAATCAGCGTTTTAGAAAAAGCATATAAAGCGGTAAGTTTTCATGAGGTAATAAATGGCTAAGTTAATCGTACAAGACCAACTAAAATTAAGAGCGCCAGAAGTTTACCCAGTAACTGAGCCAATGCGCGTTATCGATGCGGTTAAGCTTAAGTTCGATAAGATTGACCCAAGCAAAATAACTATACATTTAAATGACAAGTTAGTGCCGCCTTATAGTCCTGTAATGTTTGAAGTTATTGGCGATAAAGATAGCGTTACAGTTACGCATGAGGTGAAAGGCTTTTTAGGTGATGCTGTTGGCTTTCTTATCAATCCGTTTTTAGCTGCCGGCAAATCTATCCTTGAATTTGCACTTGGCTCACTAGTTCCTGACATTGGAGGAACTGGTGATCAAACAAGCCCGAATAATAACTACTCATCACAAACAAATATATCTCGAGCATATTCTCAGCGACCTTTAGTTGTTGGCAGCCCTGTTATATATCCCGATTTAATAGGTCAAGCAATTGAGTATTATCAAGACAACGTAAAGCAATCAGAGCAATACTTTGAAGTGTGTACAGGTGCTTTAGATAGCGCAACAATACAAGCGGGAAACACAAACATATTTAAGTTTGGAACCGCAATAACATCAACCTATTACCCATCATCAGGAGTTACAACAATTCCTGATTATCGCATAGGCCAAAAGGTTGATGAGGTTGATGGGCAAGTAGTTAAGGGTACGAATGAGGGGAGTGAGGGAGCAACATACATATGCCAAGCAGGTACTAGCGCCTCTGAGTATAATAGCGGGGTATTTATTGCATACATTGCTCAAGATCCTCAGTCAGACACATTAAAGGCCGCGACACTAGAAGGCAACAGAAATGTAAAGATGTCATACACCATAGAGCCAGAGTCTGTCAGCGGAACGGGCGAAATTACATTCATGACGCTAATAGGTTCAGAGTACAAGGTTGAAATAATAAACTTTGATGGACCTGAATCTGACGTTGATATCTATGATGGTCCTTATGTATTCACAATACTTCTTGATAACACAATTGGTCCATTCTCATGCCCGATTGAATGTGAAAAGCTATTCTTTAACATTAAATTTGATAGGGGGCTCAAAAAAGAAGTTCCAATTAGCGTTACCGTTTACGGGCTTGATTCAAAAGGCGGTAGTCGAATTAGCGCGGGCGAAGTATTTAGCGTTATTTATGATGATGATACCGTGGACGCCGTTTACGAAACTTTCACGGTAACACCCGCATCTGGCAGAGCATGGTATGAGTTCGAGGTAAAACGAACAAACGCAGCATCGCAAGATACTGGCAAGCCAGATATTCCGACCCTAGAAGCTGTTTATTGTATTCAAGAATTAGGTGATTACGGCTTTCCCGATGGCGGAACAATGTTATCAGTTAAAATGCCAACAACTCAAATCCCTACAGGCACGGGCGTTGATAATAAAATAAATCTTATTAACGGCAAGGTTATGATGCCAAGTTATGACACCGCAACGAAAACTATATTAGCGGATGCGCCAAGCCGTAACTTTGCTGACGCAGTTTTATTTGTGTGGCGTGATTTTTACGGTCAAGACGTTAGTATTCTTAATCTTGATGAGCTTTATACTATAGCTGACTCATTGTCAGATGATTTAAAGACGTTTGATTATACGTTTGATAATGCAAGTAATGGTGTTGGCTCAGTCATAGATACGATATTAAATGTTGCACGCGTGTATAAGTATTGGGACGGTCAACAGATTAGATTTTGGCGTGATGAATCAGTAGCGTTTAACTCAACTGTATTAAGTCGTGCTGATTTAGCGGCAGAGTCAGACCGCAGTTATTCAATATCACGAACAAGCTTTGTTAGTGGCGAGTATGACAGCGTACAGGTTGAATACATTAACCGCGACATAAACAAGAAAGCTTATATATACCGCTCAATCGACGGCACTGGAACCATTCAAAATGTAGCTGGTGCAAATGCTAAAGAGATTGTTTTATCTGGCTGCCAAAGCTTAGTTAACGCAACTAATCGCGCTGAGCTTGAAATACGCAAGATGCTATACCAGCGTTGGACATTAACGGACACATTCATTGATGCCCATAGGTTTTTAGAGCGTGGCGCAGTCGTTTTATACAATGAAGTATATGAAGGTGGTGATGCGTGGGGTGGTGAGATTTTATCAGTTAGCGGTGGCACTGCTACAGTTGGTGAGGAGCTTGAATTGCAAAGTGGCATAACTTACCAAGTTTATTACACTAACGCGCTAGGTGAAGCTGTAGGCCCTCAAGCAGTAACCGCATCGACTAGCAATAGCTTTACATGCGCAAGTTTATCGCAAGTGTATCTTGAAGGCTTTGAAGGTGGGCGCATGGGTAGTAGATACTACATCACGGAAGTTAACGACACCATAAATAGAAGGTGGCGTGTAATGGAGCGTGAGACATCTGGTTATGACGTGCAAATTAGTATGATAGGCTATGACGAGCGTATTTATGAAGCAGACTAGATTTGCGGTATAATAAACCAACTTATTAATAAGAGAGCTTTAAACATGTCGAAAATAGCAGATGCAGAAGCTAATGCAACGTCCTTAGACAGCTTAGTTAATGATAATGCGCTTGTTACAACATTGCGCAATGGTCCTAAGCCAAGTTATCAATATTTAGTTGATGGGTGGACGGGAGAGATTGACGACTTACTGGAAAGAACAGCAGGCGTTGGCAGTGAGAATGCATATGAAACAACTGCAGCAGGCATTGCAGCAACAGTTAATGGGGATTACTTTAGCGTTTTAAGTGAAAGCGATGATAATTATCTTGATTTGTACAAGAATGATTCTGGTGTTGCTTTATATATAAAATCATACCCTAGCTATGAAGTTGTCAAATTGATAGATGAAGAGTTGCAGGGTGTCACTGTTGATGTTGCAAATATTGAGTATGCAATAACCCCTGACTTAAATAGCGATATAAATGGCGATAATGTTGAATTTGCCATTGTTGATAATGCTGGCGGTGTGGCTTTTTGGGTTAATTCAGAGGGTGAACCTGTTCTAGGTGATTCAAAATTTAAAGAAAACCCTAGCGAATACTCTATTGCTTTTGTTGATGATGAAAACAAGGTTGCTTTTGGTGTCGGTTATGGTGGTGACGTTTCCATCGCTGGCGCAGATCATTCAGCATCACCAACCAATTACCAATGGGCGGTTATTGATAAAAATGGAGAGTTAGCGCTAGGTATTGATGAGGATGGATATCTTGTATACACTGAAAAGCCTGAACCAACGCCAGAGCAGTTTGAGCCTCTATATGTTGCTGATAATATGATGATAGAATCGTATGGGCAATCCCTATCTTTAGGTGCTAGAGGTCAGCCAGCTTTTAGCTTGACACAACAATACAATAACAGAATGTTTGCCAGTGGTTTGCGATGGTTTTCAGATCAAGACCTAAGTAGCTTTGTACCTCTTGTTGAGTCAAATGACACTGCGGGCAGTGGGGCGGACGGTCAAACGGTAATAACGTCAATTACTGATTTACTATCTGATCAGGCTGGATATGATGATAATGAGTTTAGCTATATTGGATCGTGTTCTGGTCTTGGCGGTCAACCTATTGCCAACTTGGTTAAAGGTACGACTATATATAATAGGCTAATTGAGAGAGTTCAAGCGGCTTATGACTTATCTGTGTCTGAGAGTAGGAGTTTTGTTCTTTACCAAATGAGCTGGACTCAAGGTGAGGCAGACTATAGCGCAGGAACAGACCCCGATCTATACAAAGAAATGCTTGCTAAACTTCAATACGACATAACCTTAGACGCTCGCGACATTACAGGTCAAAAATTTAAAATACCCTTCGTAACTTATCAACCTGCAAGCCACAAGCAGTATAGTGCCGATAAAGCTTCTATAGCTCTTGCTCTTGCTGAAATTTGCGAAGAAAACGATAGTTTTCACATGGCATGCCCTATGTATAGTTATGATTATGCGCCTGATTTGGTTCACCTTACAAATAATGGTTACTATATGCTTGGTAAGTATTATGGTAAGGCAATGGATGCTATCTCTAATGGTGAAGAGTTTCAGGTTTGCAAGGTTAAATCCTTTGTATCTCAACCTAGAGTGATAACGTTAAACATAAACGTACCAACTCCCCCTCTTGTTATAGACACTTCATGGGTTACTGAGACAGACAACTATGGATTTGATATAGTCGATACTAATGGGAACTTACTAGATATAATAGATAGCGTTTCTGTTATTGGTGATAGAATACGCATAGTAACATCTTCAGACATACCGAGTGGATCTAGGCTGCAATATGCAGTAGGTAGAATTGGAGCAACATCCTCAGGGCTGATTGCGGGACCTAGAGGAAACATAAGGGATAGTGCTGGGGATTCTTTCCAGTGGTTAAATGGCGATAATGAATTAAATCGCGGTGACAATTATTTATTAATTACAGACTTGGAGCTTTAAAATGGCAACGCTAATAAGACTAAACACAGTTTTCAACAATAACAACTTACCAGTAATTCCAAATATTTTGAGTGGAGGATTGGCTGCAAGCTTTAAACCTAACTTATCTTTTGGGCTTGTTGATCAATCAGGAAACAATACGCAATTAACAAAAATTGGCGATCCAGAGCTGGATTCTGACGGCTTGCTTTGCGGTGATGCTGACGGATATAGAACCAACCTGCAATTAAACGGAAATTTAACCATTGTGGGTGTGTTTAAAAACTCAAGCGATGTGCAGTGGGCTCTTTGCGGCGACAGGGATGCTGACGGCTCTACAGGCTGGGCTTTGTATACGCAGTCTGGAAGTTTGAGGTTTGCATGCTATAGGGACTCAGGAAGTAATACGCAAGTAGAGGCTACTAGCGAACACTCCACTGATGGTCAGTTTTGCGCGGCAGTAATAAGAAATGACGGGATAGATTTGTATCAAGCTGAGGGCGGTGTCCTTGTGAAATACAGCTCTGCTGCAAGCTTTGCATCTAGGCCTGTAAATTCATCGCATTATGTTGGTATAGGTAGTGTATCTTATTCGTCTTGGGCTGACACTATCGCAACAGCTTCCGAGGTTACTGCTTACGATAAGGCCTTAACAGAAAGCGAAATAAACAAGGCTTACGAATATTCAAAAGCCTACTTTAATAAATACACTGACATGTCAATCTAAAACAAAAAGCCCTCTTAATTGAGGGCTTGTTCATTTTTACTGAACGTGAAATTTAATTGAACTATTTTTTAATCTTACTGCCAATATCTACTGCAAAATAAAATCCTAATATCCAAGTCATTGAGTTTGAAAGCACTTCTTTCATGTAAACATAGCAATCATTCTGCAATGCCAGTAAAGGTTTTGCGCGTATTTCTGCTAGGTTTTGACTTGCTGCAACTTGAGCTAGTGTATCACCTGTCGTAGCTATGAAAATATAAGCTTGTGCGGTCGCTCCTGCCATTAAATACGTAAACCCAAACAATGCCATGCCTAATGTAAAAGCTATTGCTATAAACCTACGTGCGGGGCTTTGGTGCTTTGTTGCTTCTTGATATTGAAGCATCCACTCTGCTTTTTCTTTGCTAGTCCAATCAGTGCCAGCGATTTTATCCACAATTTTAAGCGCTGAATTTGCAACACCTTCAAAGCTAAAAAATGCCTTTATACCCGCTAAGATACCCATAAATAAAAACCCCACCAACAAACTAAGCCAATTAAGCAGCTTGCATAAGTAGCTTGTAGTAAATTATATTTCTTCATCTAAACACCCTCTCAAATACAAACACCACGTTAAATAAAGCTGATACGCAAGCAGTAAAAATCCAACCTGCTCGGCTATAGTGCAAATCTTTAACTAACCTTTGCATTGCGTGCAGGTCATGCGGATTGCACTCTTGCACTTCTGTTTCAAGGTTTTCTGCGTCAATGTGTGCTGTCATTGGTATTCACCCGTAAGCATCTGTTGAGATAATTCTTCGGCACGATAACCAACCTGTTTAGACCACTTGCTGTCAAGCATCTCTAATGCTGCATAGTCATAATTCTTACTCTTACAATCTTCAAGCATGTTTTTAAAAGTAAGCAACCCAGTAACGCCAAGGTTAAACGCCATATTTACAAGTACATTTTGGCGAGCATCATCAAGATTTTTGAACCAAGGTAGCTTTTTATTTAATTGACTGTAAAAGTAATCAACATCATTATTAAGCATAAACAAAGCCTCTTGCTCTGTAATGCCTTTATCTTCAAGATTACGACCAATACCAAGTGTGAGCTTTCCGACCGTGTCAGTGCACGGCTTGAGGCGCAAACCTTCATGCTGCTTAAGTTGCTCAGCTAGTTTTACTTTATTCATTTCACCACCTTCGCACTAATTGCCATCCATCCACGGCCGCGCTCAATTTCAGCCTCTTCTTTTGCTTGTTGCTCGCTGTCACAATCGTAAATAGTGACATAGCATTTTTCACCATCGGCATTTTTCAGTGTGACTTTGTAGTTATTCATTTATCCTCGCTCCCATTTTTTAGCGTTTTCAATGCCATAATCAACGGCAAATACAACGCTATGATTGCTACTGTAGGGTGAGTGATTCTCCTCCATATCGCCACAGCAACACAAGCCATCTGGCACTTTCTTTTTAATCATGTAAACATCATAACACTCAAACAGCTTACCGGTTAAAAGCTTGCCAAACATATAGCACTGAGTGCCCATAACGGCAATCATTAAGATTGCCGCTGAAATATCAATTAATTAATTCATTCATTTATAAACCTCATAGGCTTTTCATCGTTGTAAACTTCGGCTTTAATCTCGTAGCTGTGAGCCATAACTATATCATTCACTCGCTCACATTTACGAGCAAGCATAAGATAAAACTTACGCGCCTTTTTCGCATTTCCTTCATATTCGGCTTGCTTTGCTTTTACTAGTAGCTCATCAGTCATAAGATTATAATTAATTATGTTGTTTTAATCATACTAGCACGTTATAGTGATAATTCAATATTTAATTTAAAGAGGGTTTTTATGAGTGTTAAAAATGCATACAGACAAGGGTACAGCAATTCTGAAATAGGTTGTGATGACGACAATCCGTATAAAAGAATGAATAAGACTAGAGATGCTTACGCGTACGAAAGGGGTTTTAATGACTTTAAAAACGGTATGATTTATCAGCCGCCACATCTCCATGATGATTTTATTAGCGGGAGAATTGTATCATCAGATCAAATCAGTAGAGATTTAAAGCCGTTTTACTGGAAGCATAAAACAAAGCCCCATAGCGGGGCTTTTTAGTGCGTGGCTTGATACGCTTTCTTTTTAGTTTCCATTCGCTTAACTGTATCGTCAATTAGTGGCTTGCCTGTTTTCTTATCAACGAGTATAGGCGATTGACTACATAAACAATTTATTGAATTTGCCGCCTCACTATAAAACTTTTCAACCTCTTGCTGGGTGTATATCTCACCATGACGGCTCACGTGCCACTTTCTACTTGTCGCAGCCAATGCGCTAAACCACAATTGCTTAAATTCATAAGGTGAATCATCGAATACAGTTTCGTTAATCTCTTTTGTTTTAGCTCTATGTGCCGTCCTGTAAGCGCCTAAAATCTCAGTGCGCGCGATTCGTTGCGCTCGACTAAAGCCAACGCCTACGCGCTTTTGTACGTCCGCAGATATTGCACGAATACCTAAGCCGTCAGCCATGCCGCGCGTTAATGTTTCTGACAAATCGACTTTCATCGAGTCGGTTAAGCCTTTCATTTCATTAAATACACGACCATAAACTAGCGCTAATGATTGCGTAGCTTGAGGGTTAAACTCATCGCTGCTTATTGATTGAATTTGACGCGATACAATTTCACCAACTAAACTAGGCGTTGACTGGCTTTTAATATCTTGAATAGTGTCGTTAATGCCATCGTTATATGCACTTGATAAATACGACTGAAAAAACCAATTGGGCGGCATTCTACCTGTGTACGATTGTAATATTTCATCATACAAAAGGCGCTCAATAAATTCGTTAATCGACTCGTAACGCGCTACGTCTATTTGGTATTCGTAGTAAGTCGTTTTGTTAACTGCAATTGATGAGCGGTGAGTATCTAGCTCGCCTTTTGCATTTGTGAAATAAACAAGCGGATTCCACGCCATTGATGCAGATGAGTTAACCGCCGATACAGTGCGGTAATTAGATTGGTCAGCAACAAGTTTGCGCACACCCGTTAAGATGCGCTCAAACCTAACCTTTAATTCACGCTGCTCACGCGATAAGTTTTTCTTTTGATGCGCTGGGTCGGCTGCATCTTTTGGCATGACTGGCCCGTTTTTAATCTGGCGTATTTTCATCGGTCATGTCATCCAATGTTAATTCAGATTTAGGCTCTAGCGTTTCATATTCGCTTTTGGGCTTTTCTTTATCTGCGCCCGCTGCTTCGCGTATTTCTTCCGTTGTCCACGGTTCTTCCTCTTGCGCTTCATAAGCAAGTTTATTTTGCTCAATCATAGACTTGGCATTTGCTAGCTTTTCAGCTTTTGTAGGCTCTGAAATATCAGGCCATTTAATAGTAATTTCATCGTTAGGCTGTGGCAGTACACCCAAATCAACTAACCACTGTAAAAACTTAATGATAGTAGGACCGTATTCGTTATTTTGCTCACTGCGTAAGCGCTTACTAAATGCGCTTGAATTTTCAGTACTTGAACGCTCGCCCGTCATAAATCCTATTAATTCAGTTACCGGTATGCGTTGAGCTGCACACGCTTCTTGCATTGCAATAGTGAACGCGCCTGTTGGGTCGGCTAAATTTGATTGAAGCGAGCTAACTGTTGAGCCAGCAAGCTTTAAGTAGTTATTTACACCATTCTCAAAGTCGTCGATAGCTTGGTCTATATCCTCCCTTTTAGCGTGCATAGCTTGAGCTGCTTTAGTATCGTTAGCGCTCATTACGGTTCGTTGTTTAGCGTTTTTGCGATAACCCTCAGCAGATGCACCACGTATTTTGTTGCAGTCAAACAATGCGTTAAACGGAGCCTCTAAAACTGGCGTACCTTCGATTTGCGCACCAACAGCATTAGTTACGACAAACACCCGACTGCGATGCAAATCACGTTGCTCTGTATTAGTTACCTGGTTATCTGAAAGTGCTGACGGGTCTAGCTCGTACCATTTAGGCTTATTCCAATCTTTATCAAAGTAGTCGCTAACGTATTCTGTCGCGCCTTCACATTGAGTTTGATAAAACGGATTGATTGCCAGTACATTGCGCGCGCTGGTTAATTCATCCATTAACTTTGCATCGGCACTTGTTTCGGTAAAGATAGGTACAATAGTTGAGTAGTTACCAAGTCTTGATTGCTTAAACGCCTCACGCATTACGCGCCAAAAGTCATATTTACGTGCAAACGCTTTAAACGCAACTTCAAATGCGCTGTCCTGCTCGGTATCTTCATCCGCACCATCAATAACGGTAGGATGCTCAGAGAAACAACGCTCAGGCACAATATCAACAACAGCCTTAAAAAAGCCACCGCGATTGTATGCGTTGTACATCAAGTCAAAAGTTAAAGCGTCAGGGTAGCCGTATGATTTAGAATCATCGCGGTTTGTATCGCCAAAGTTAACTGGCGCTGAAAATAGTCGTGATAAGTTTCGAGTGCGACTTCTAGGCTGTGCCATATTTGCCGCAAATGTAGAATTTAATTTATTTTTAAGCATAAAAAAGCCACACGTTAATAGTATGGCTTTATTGTATCATTGATTGTTAAGGTGGGCTATTTTGGCGTTAATCAATGATTGGCCTCATAGCCTGTGCGCCAGTGCCAAGATTAGCAACAAATACCCGATCGCCTTTTAACTTTGAAAGCTCTTTGTGTAGCTCTGCGTTTTGCTCGATTAGTGATTTGTAGTTGCTTAACAAATCATCAGCTATAGGCAATGGTAGCTTTTGACCGTTAACCAAATACGCTGTGACTTTATTTATTAAATCTTGCTCAATCATACCGCTACCCCGCTGTACTCGTTAAAGTGCGCCTTACTCATAATTAAGTTTTGGCATGTTGCAAATAAATGCTTTGTGCTATCTGTAAATTTAATAGGCTTAATTCTATGGTCGCCGCCTACCGTATATTTTATTGGCTCTTCAACATTCAATTCACGCATTACTGATAACTGCCTTTCACGCCAACCTTGATTAATGCCGAAATAATACGGATGATGCTTTTTATCTTCATCGTTGCAAATCCAGTTATTCCACATTGCTTTAAGCGTGCATTCTGGTAATGGGTTTTTCTTGTTTAAATTCATTAAACGTAAGTATTTTTGGTAGTTAGTCATCTTTCATCCCCCTCACCAACAATAGTGCCGCGCTCACTTCTGCCGCTAAGCTTATCAATGTTTGACTGAGCAACATCTTCAAGGCTAAAACCAAGCTCAGAGCAGCACGCCTGCAACTGCCACAGCACATCACCAAGCTCTTTTTTTAAATCGGCTCTAAGTGCTTTTGAGTTATTGCAAGAGCCGTTATTTACATCGTAAATAGCAGTAGCTAACGAGCATTCGTTTTTACGCACGTACTTTGCCAGCTTCCCAGATACTTCGCCACCTTCTTCTGATAGCGCCAAAAATGGGTACTCGTTGTTTCTGTATTTTGCAAATTCCATAGCGTGTGATTGGTAATCGTTTAACTTCATTCTATTACTCCATTCTCTTTTAGTTTTTCTAAGCGTCTAGTTATTTGACGCGTAGTGCAATGTAAAACCTGTGCCATTTCTTTTCTATTGTGGCGTCGCAAGTACCCAAATATCAAAACCTCATCTTCATGCGCTGTAAATCTCTTGCGTCTAACCATTACCAACCTCCGTATTTATTTAATATTTTAAATATCATCAGGTCGTCAACCTCTGGGCATCGCTCAATATTAGGTATCGCTAACCAGCAATGATTTTGTATTTCTGCAATATCATTATTTTTATATGCAAACTCGCGGTGCTTAACCCTAAGCTCTTCAACTAAATCACGCTGATAACAGAATGAATTACTCTCAGCAAGTCCGTAGCAAAAAGCCTGCTCACCTTGAGCGTCTAACCCAGTGCTAATTAAAACAACAGTCCAGTTGTGCTTAGACTCTTTTAATGTGTAGCTTAAGACGTCGGTAAGCTTTACCTGGTTAAATGATTTTAGATTAACAATCTCAAAAGGGTATCGACCCTCTGAGCGGTAATCGTAAAATACGCCAAGATTATCAAGCCCCTTACTTGAAAATATACGAGCCGTTTTAGCTGGGTTGTAAGATTTACCTTTTCGATTGTTAGCCATTTTCCAACTCATCAACAGAAATTAAAATTCCACCATTATCACTTATAAAACAATCTTTAACATCAATAATCTGATTATGCATTGAATCATCACACCTATTAAGCTCGACCTTCAATCTTGGCGCTACAAACTCAGATAGAGCTAGGTAAAAATCATCATCACTATGAAATGATGTTTTAAGCATTCTCAACTTAGATTTAAGGCTCTCTTTTTCGCAGTCGGATTTTGATATAAAAATATCACCGCAAAGCAAATCCCTGTAAAAGTAATCACACGAAGTCAAACCGGCTTTATTTCTAAATATTGGAACTCTAGAACCTTTTTCATTAACGATAAAATCAACGAAAACTAAAGTGCCATAGCTTACCGAATAAAAACGTTGACCCTGATCCATATTATCTCGTATTAACGCCCAGGATTCACGCCCGCCAATCATAATTGCCTTGTTTATTATATTAGAATCAATCATTACAGTTCCCCTTCCAACTCCACACAAAAAGCCCACTGCGCATTTAATTTATCTGGCATATCGTCAAACTTACCATAGTCGCAAACTTTACCGCACGGACTAACTGCAATACCTTTAATATAATCATCTTGTACGCAGTGCTTAGTAAATATTTCATGGATAGTGCTTGTTGATGGCAGCCCATGCTTGTTTAACGTTTTCTTAAATTTTGTATTATCCATGCTGGTTACTCGCCTTGAATATTTCAACGTTTCGACACTGCTCAACGCGAATTAAAATGCTGTTTATAACTGTTGGAATGAAATACGTTGTTGCATGAATTACATTGCCAGTAATTTCACATGTATTAGATTCAAAAGATGTAGCAACACCATCCTCGAAAACAATTGAATCAAGGTAATTTGCGGCCGCGTCTTCGTTAAAGAAGCCTTTGATAGCCTCCTGAATTGCTGCGTAAGGAGATTCAGACTTGATGATTGCTACATTTGATACGTTCATTTTATTACCCTTTTTAATTAATTGCGCATTATCGCGTTTCAGTAAGCAAACTATAATCAATTAAATTAATATCGTCAATAATTAATTATAGTTTATTTGAATTAATTTAAGGTTTATTGTTTCAAGTAGTTTAGCAATTCATCTTGTGTCTTTGCTTTACCGTCTATCGCTGTCATTACTTTTTCATCAATACAGCCCTCTGCAACAAGGTGGATAATACGCACAGGTTTGGTTTGACCTTGACGATGTAAGCGGCCGTTAAACTGCTGGTAGAGTTCTAATGACCAGTTAAGCCCGAACCATACAATCATTGAGCCCCCATGTTGCAAGTTAAGACCATGACCGGCGCTAGCAGGATGAGCTAATAACATTTTAATTTCACCTCTATTCCATTTGTCAACGGCTAAACCTTCTTTATCTAACACTACAGCTTTAGGGAAAGTCTTTTGTAAGCGTTCAAGGTCTGTTTTGTAGTTGTAAGCAACTAGTATATTTTCCCCGCTGTTATCTTCTACAATTTCTTTTAGCGCGTCCAGTTTGCAGTTGTGAAGCTCAACCCAGTTTTTATGCTCGTCTGTATATGCAGCACCATTGCTGAACTGTAAAAGCTTGTTAGCTAATGCGGCCGCATTGAACACTGCTAATTCTGTGTCGTTTATTTCGGCTATAAACTCTTTTTCTAATGTGTCATATTGTGCTTTAAGTTTAGTTGGTAACGTTACGGATTGAACCAAATCAATTCTGTCAGGTAATTGTAAATAATCCTCAGCTCGCATAGTCATTACCAAATCGCTTATCAATGAATAAACAATGTTCTCAGACCCTTCGCGAGGCGTGTATTTATAACCCATGTAATCAGTTTCAAAGAAACGTGCTTTGTAAGCTGTCATGTTGCGACCCAATCGCGCACCGGTGTCGAGTAAGTATATTTGCGCGTACAAATCCATTAAGCCGTTAGGTGCTGGCGTACCTGTCAGTAACACGGTTCTATCAATATAAGGCGTAACTTTACGCAATGCTTTCCAGCGCTGAGAAGCTGAGCTTTTAAAACTGCTCGACTCATCAATGACAACCATGTCGAACGGCCATTTTTTACCATAATGATCGACTAACCATTTAATGTTTTCACGGTTAATTATGTAAATATCAGAGCTTTTCATTAAACCTTGTAATCTATTTTTCTCGCTACCTGTACAAATGCTATAAGATAAGTGCTTTGTATGCTCCCACGCTTTAAGCTCTTTATGCCAGGTAGTATTAGCAACTCGTAAAGGAGCTATTATAAGCACTTTACTAACGTCCATAGAATCACTTAAATCACTAATTGCCGTGAGGCTGGTTAATGTCTTGCCTAGTCCCATATCAAGGAACAAAGCGCTCTTAGGCGTATTTTTGATAAACTCAACACCTCTATTCTGGTAAGCGTGTAACAAATCTCTAGTTAACTTCATTAGTCAATATCCTTACTGTTTCATCTACACTTGTAGCGATATGAACTTTAACGCCATAATCAGCAAATATTTTATGTACTTTAGACTGTAGCGCTGTCGGCTCTTTGCTCGGTTGCTTATACTCAATGTATAGCGTTTCACCGTCTTTAATAAAAGCCCTATCAGGAGCACCTCTAAAGTTAGGGCTTACAACTTTAAAACTATACCAACCTAATTTATTAGCAGCCTTTACGCTGTCTTTTTCTATCTTACTTTCTAACATAACTAACCCCTAAATCTGTTAACAAGCTGATGGCTTCGTCTATGTACCAACTGTAATTTAAATCAACGGGTATTGTGTTGCTCAAATCCATCAGTGGCCTAGCCCCATCAGATTTAGGTACTTTGTTATTATTCTTTTTATAATGTATCGTGTCACCATCTTTAGAATAATAAAAACGCACAGCTTTACCTAGATACTCATTACGCCAAATTGCACCACCTTTAACTGTGCGAATTGATATGAACTTAGTAACGTCTTTGCAGGTAATGATTGTTTGCTCAACTGGTGTATTATTAGAAAGGTATTCTTTAACAGCAATAACACATATTTCATTAGTAGGATTTTTCATTAAGTTTGGTTCAGCGTAAGCACCTTTACCTTTACAACCACCATCAGACTTTAAAGCAACGTAAGAGTTAACATCGCGTGAAAAAGTAGCTTGGTAAGGTGTCCACTCGAAGTTGTAGCCGGTTTCTAACTCCCATTCATAAACTATTGTTTCAACTTCATTGCGTTGTGACTTGTCGAAAATCACGTTTATACCATCAGTATTAGCACTGACAACGTTAAAACCTTTAAGCTCTAAGCGTTCAATCATCATTAACAGTGATAACTGCCCTGTGATAGTTGTTTGTATTAATAACTCTGGAGAATAAAGGTAACTATACTTACTACCAAATTTGCCATAAGAACCGTTAAGCAAAATCTTATACGCTTTATCAACAATGCTGTTACCTTCATTCTTAGCTTTAACACGTTCGTCTTTAATCATCGTGTAAACGTCTAAGAATTTACGAGTTAAATGTTTAGGGAATAGCTTTTGTTCAATAATGATAACGGGATACATTGACGTTAAATCAAACTCACCAAACATAAGATTATCTTTTGGCGTGATGATTTGCGCTTTTTCCTGTGAATGTAAACCGCCAATACCAAATTTATACTTAGCCCCGTAAAAGTCGATAGCTTTGTTAAGTGTTTTAGGTAGCACAACAGACCCGCTATCATTTACAGCAAACGTACAATCAACAACGTTTTTAAGCATTTCCTTGAAAGTATCAGTCTCGAACGTAACCCAATTTGGTAAACGGTATTTGAAAGGCTTTATTTCACCTTGACGCTTAACAACATCTACCCCATAACCTTGCAAGTAGTTTTTTATTATCGCTTCTGCTATCTGTGCATCTGATTTAGAGCGCAAATCAATACCATACTTTTCAGTAAGAGTGATGCGAAGCTCAACTTGCTTAGTTAATGCTTTAAGCAAATCAATTGTAGTGTCTAAATCATTGATACAGTAAGAGCGCATTAGCGGCCGCAATTCAGGTGTTATTGATTCATCTGGATCAATTGGAAGGTCTTGCAGCTTTTTAGAGTGTAATCTACCACCGTATATTTTTAAACTAGCTGCACCTGGTGCAACCTGTATTAAATCGATGTGATCCCATTCTTTAGGAATAAATAATTTATGCTCACGGCAAACAGTCCAAATAGCTTTACCGCTAAGTATTATTTTATCACTCAATTTCTTTAGGTTTTCATTAGACCAGCCTTTTAAAGCGGCCGTAATCATAGCTAAGTCGTAACCGTTACCATTAAAGCTAACAGTAAGGTTATTTTTCATTATTTTAGTAATTGATTGGCGGTCAAGTGGATGACCTTCATAGAGTTCAAACTCTCTAACTTTATTAGTACGAACGCACTTTAAGGATAAAAGCCAGTAGTCTTTATAACATTCGGTATCAAGTACCTTTGCATTATTCATATTGTTACCTGTAGTGGAGTAGCCACATAATAAAAAGCCTAGTGGTTAAACTAGGCTTTGGGTCAAAGATTAATGGAGATTAAAAGTCGTCTTCAAACTCGTCAAATTCGTCGGTAACATCAACGTCACCAGCGCCAAATGCTTCACCATCAGCATAGAATTGAATGCCGAACAAGTTAGCATTGGCGCGTTTTCCGTAGTTATTATTTTGAATCCAAATATCAACAATGGCGTTAACGTAACAACCAGCGTAAGGCTTACCGTCTTCTTCAACAAGTGGAGATTTATCACGGTCGATTAAAGTGGGGCGCTTGTTTGTTGACGCTTTGAAAGCCATGTGACCTTCATAACCGTCATATTCAAAGTCGTCACCATCTTTAAGACAATATTTATCTTTAGGAACTTTTACTTTAGCTTCTTTAATTGCTTCATCAATAGCGCTTTGCAGTTTTTCAATTTGATCGGCTTGCGTTTCTTTGTTCAATAAAAAAGTCGCTTCGAACTTACCATCGTTACCATCGAATGATGAACGCTTGAAAACAGAAGGAAAAGAAAGACGAACATTAGATAATTTGATTTTAGACATTTGTTTTATACCTTATAGTATTTAAAAGTTGTATTGTCTCAAAGGACAGTACGAATAGTAGTTAATATATTCTTAACTGTAAAGTGTTATTTTCATATTTCTTGAAATAAATCTGATACGTCACCAATCGCAGGGCGTTTATCAGACTCTGGTGCTAACGTTGGTTTGCCTTCTGGTTTAATTATTAGGTCTGCAATAAGGTCTTTATCCTTTTTACCTAATAGCTTTTCGGCCTGTGGTGCGCTTATTAGCTTTTTAGTAAATATTTCATCTTCACTTTTAGCGGTTAATAATACTTTTTGAGCTTCTTCCTCATTAGACCATTTGCGAACGCTGCGACCTTCAACGAGTTTAAACCCTGCGAATTTGCCACCATCGAGCAATAATGCAGTAACTGATTGTTCAACACTTTTTAACCATGATTCAATTAAAGGTCTGTTTTCAATTACTAGGCGTTTTTGCTCTTTGCTTAATGACTCTGGATCATCTAATGCGCTTAAGTCGTCAAACTCGGCCATAATAATGTTTTGCGTATAGTTCATTAACGCTTTACAGTCACCTTTAGCCTTGCACCATAAACATTGTTTATCACCTGGTACACGTTCAGCGTCTTTACTTAGCGCTAAATCAGCCTGTAGCTTCACCCATTCGCCCCACTTGAGCAAATCCCTTAAGCTAATCTCAAACTGGCTGAAATTGCCTATACGGGGTTGGTATATATCAACTATGAATGTATCTTGCCCATCTAGCAGATAACCAAAGTCATTATAGACACCAAGCGCGTATAACATGCCTTGTGAATTGTTTTCAGCATATACAGGCACACCTTTACCTGTTTTTAAATCAATAATACGTACTGCAGTATCGGTTATTATTATCGCGTCAGACGTGCCAAAACCATCAGGAACCCAAGGGCTAAAATCAACCTGTTGCTCAGGCAGCAGCTCCCCATCAAATGAACGAACATAATCAATATAACTTTGAGTACATTCAATCATTTCGGAATCAACTTCAACACCTTCAACAACTTGACCTAAAAAACTGTCTGCAGACAAATTATTACGTAAACACCTGTCAGCAACTTCATGTGAAGCGCTACCCCATTGAGCAGCGCTTGAACTGGTATTAGGAAAGCTGTCCTCAGCAGCGACACTGCCGGGACAATTTAACCAACGAGCTGAACCAGACGCGCTTAATTTAGCGTGTTTCATTGGTTCAAAACTCCCCAGCGTTGATGCGAGTAATGATAGTTGTTAAATCTTCTTTACTTTTAACGTCTAGCACTTTAGCCGCGCCGAACTCTTTTAATAATGCTTTTAGCTTTGGCTTGTTGGCTACGTCTTCGCGAGACTTAGATAAACACAATGCTTTTAAGTCGTCGTGCGTATAAGTTTGTGTTTCCAGCTCTTTAACTTCTTCAACCTTTTCGGTTTTAGGCGCTAATTCTTGTTGTGCGTCATCAACGTTTAATACCTCTTTAACCTTATCAGTGTAAGCAGTATTGTTTTGTGGAAGGATAGCTAATTCAAGTGCATCAGCAATACGGGTTAACTGTTTTAATATTTCTTCGTTCATTTGTTTTATACCTTATAGGTTTTAGTGTTTAATTCGGTTGTAATAATAGTTAACAAATACTATACTGTCAACCACTACTTAACTAAAGAGAATAAGAAATGCAAAAATTAATTGAACATTACGGCAGTCAATACAAATTGGCTAAACAATTAAAGGTTAGTCGAGCGTATGTTTGTCAGTGGTTTGCTGCGGGCAAAGTTCCTGCATTAATGGCCGTTAAAATTGAGAAAGATACAGATGGTAAATTTAGAGCAGTTGATTTAGTAGAGGGTAAATAATGGTTATTTTTCCACTATCCAAAAATAAAGCGCCAGCAGTACCAAAAGGCACTAACTGGCAAGACTATAAAGGTAAAGCGACCACGGCAATGGTCGGTGTAATGATACCACAAGGTGTTTTTATAATCGATATTGACACCTATAAAGGTGTTGACACTTCTGATATTGATAAGGCTTTAGGTTGTGAGCTTGATTGGGAAGGTGCAGAGCTTCAAGCAACTTTAAATGGTGGCATGCACTACGCTTTTAAAGTTGCTAACGATTCTTCTTTACCTAATGGGTCTGATTTGTTAGGCGTTGTTGGTTTCGATGCTCGCTCAAGTGGTAAAGGTTATATTGCTACTGGTGAAGGTTATGAAAATTTAACGTTTCACGATTCGATCATTGAGGCATTGCAGGACGATTTACCAGAATTGCCGAGTAAAGCTGCTGAAGCATTAACGGTTAGATTTGAAACTGTCGAAGAAGACGACCTTTTAAGTGTTATAGCAGCAGAGCCTCATGACTTAACTATTGATGATGTTCAAGCGTACATTGACATATTAAAAGACGAACACGCACAAGACCAAAACACCTGGTTAAAAGTGGGTATGGCGTTATGGCACCAACTAGGTGAAGATGGATGGGCTATCTTTGACGCATTCAGCCAACGCAGCCCAGACAATTATGATAAAGACGCAAACCGCAGACGTTGGGAGAGTTTTTCACGCAGACAATTATCAAACCCTGTCACTTTTGCAAGTGTGATCAGTTTAGCCGGTGGCGGAAAAGCTAAAGGCGAAGTTGCAGCTAAGAAAACAGCTAAAGGACTAGAGCAAGCAGAAACCGTTAGTGATTTACGCGAACATATGGAGTATATAGCCAATGTTAAGTTAAACAACTTAGAACTTGAAATCGCGTTAAAGTCGCTGCAATCTAAGTATTTAGAACTGACAGGCAATAAGCCAAGCCTACCCGCTATTAAAAAAGAGATTAGAGCTTTGCGCGGGGATGCACGTACAGGCGATTATGTTGAAGATTATGTGTTTATGACAGCTACTGCCGAATACATGAACAAGCAAACTAAAGCTGTCTGTGGACCTCGTTCTTTTGATGTTGCACATAACCGCGATACACCTTTAAACGGTGAAGGTGAAAAACAAGCTGCAACGCTGTTTTGTAATGATGTTATCGAAGTTGTAGAAAACAGCATGTACTTCCCTTCTGCTGATGAGTTGTTTACTCACAACGGCCTTGATTATATCAACACTTATAGAGAGCCAAGAATAAAGCTTGTTGATGTCGGATCAAGTGATGTTGTTGAAAGAGTTAGCAACCACCTCAAACACTTACTACCAGACGATAAAGAACGCTCTATTGTTTTGGACTACCTCGCGTACAACGTGCAGAACCCAGGCGTTAAAATGAACTGGTCAATAGTACTTCAAGGTGTGCAAGGTGATGGTAAAAGTTTGTTGGCTGAAATGATGCAGCACATAATGGGTTTTAACAATGTTCGTATTATGAATGTGCAAACATTGGAGAGTAGCTTCACCGGTTGGGCCACAGGTCAATGTATGACGTTCATAGAGGAATTAAAACTCGATAACTTTAGAAAGTACGAAGTTTTAAACAACCTTAAACCGTATATCAGCAACCCAATAGTTGAGGAACACAAAAAAGGCAAAGACCCGCGCAGCGTTATCAATACAACTAACTACTTCGCACTAACAAACTTTAAGGATGCAATACCAATTGATGCTAACGATAGACGTTATTGTATTCTGTTTAGCCAGTGGCAAAAGAAAGATGATTTACAAAAGTTCATGGATAAAAACCCAGACTATTACAGCTCGCTTTACGAATTAGTCAGAACTAATGTTGGTGAGTTAAGAAACTGGTTATTGTCTCACACTATCAGTAAGTCGTTTTTATCACACAAGAGAGCGCCAGATACTAACGCAAAACTAATGATGACTGAACTGAGTAAATCATCAACTCAGGTTACGTTAGAGGACGCTTTAGAGGAATTTGAGAGCGTTATTGAATGTGGTGAAGGTGAAATTGATATAACAATGCTAAGTAAGGTTGTGAAGGATGCAGCCGTATTTGATGATAAGTGGGAGGACTTTCCGAAGACGGGAGCGCTTAAAAATGCTCTTTTGAACTTAGGTTATGAAGTTGTTGGTAGAAAAAGAACAAAGCATAGTGAGGGTGATAATAAACATTATGTGTATTCAAAATAGATAAAAACCTGTTTGGGTCTAATGTTGAAGGTGAGCGGGTCGGAAGATGACCCGCTTTTTTTATTTTAAAATCATAGGTTTAAGTGTTTTTGGGTCTATGGGTCGAGCAAAATACTATTCTACCTTATATACGGGATGTATATATGTGTAATAAAAATAATACTATATATGTAATTACTATATTCTTTAGACCTTTAGACCCAATATAGTAATAATAGTAGTAATAACAATAAGTTAGAGTGGGTCTAAAGTAAAAATAAGATAGACCCGTTAGCGACCCAGCATGACCCATTGAGACCCAAGAGCCAAATATCAACAAAACACTTTACAACTACAAATAACTAGTTTATGTTTAATCACAGTTAATTAAACATAAACGGAATAGAGAAATGAAAAAATTAATACTTACTACAATCGCAGCGGTTACTTTATCTTTTAATGCTAGCGCTAGCACATCGGCTTCTGAATGCGTAGCGCTTGGTGAGCTTGCAAGTACGGCGGTTGAGCTTAGACAGCAAGGTAAAAGTAAAATAATTATGATGGACGCAATTAGAGCGACTAATGCAGAGGCGCATTTTAAATAAATTGGATATATGGCTGTTGACGTTGCTTTTGATTATCCAATACTCGATAGCGCAGAAGCTCAAAAGCAGCTTGGTAAGAATGTCATGATTCAAGTTATTAAAACATGCATGGAGCAATAGTGATGAGCACATACAAAATTACATTAACTAGCGCTGAGAATAACGTTACCTTCAAAGTTGATGCTAAAACTGAATTTATGGCCTGTAGTGTGGCCAAGAAGCGATTTAAATTATTTAGTCAGGCGAATTGTCACGTAGCAGAAGTTAAGCGCTTAAAATCGCGTACAGAGAAGATTATGATATCGAGCTCATTCGCATTATTTGCAGCAGCGTTTGTTATGACAGTTTGGCAGTTGGGAGGTTAGAAGGTGAAAAAGTTAAAAGTGTTTTTAACATGGGTTTTATGTATATCGTTATTTTTCGCTGTGCTTGCGCTTATTGGTAAGCATGAAGAAAGCCAAGCTAAGGTTTGCAGTGATAAAGGAATGGTTATTGTTAGGCCATTTCAGGGTAGGGTTTATTGCGCAGCAGGAAGTAGGGAGGGACTTTAAAATGAAACAATGTAGAACACGAAGCAACGCCCACTTTAACGGCATACTTACAATGCAAATGATGGGATATAATCGCGGATACACTTTGGACTTGCCACGGTGGAAAGTTCGCAACGTTAATTTTAATGTGCACGGGGTTGGTGAGGTATAGCCAACCACCAGTAAAGTAGTAAATATATTTAATAAAAAGATTTACAACAATAAATAGGTTTAGTATTATTAGCCCACTGAAACGAAACAACGCAAACAACTGGAGAATAAAAATGACGCCACTAAAGACACTTGAAGCTCTAAATGAAATTGAAATTGATGTGCTTAAATCTCTTAACTCAAAAAGAAATGAGGCAATCAGAAATGGTGATAGTGGGATGGCTGAGAGTGTTAGTAATGAGTACTATAAGAGGCTAGCTAAATCAAGAGATATAAGGGTAAAGATGCAAGTTGAAATGAACAAAAACCATACAAAGCCAAAGGCGGCAAAGGCAACCAAATATAGCTTAGAGCTTGCCGAGAGAGTGAAGATAAAGGAGGCAAATGTAACCAGCCTGTCGTATGAGAGATCAAGAAAAAGGCTTGATAAGATGACAGACCAAAGAGCTTTTGGTAAGTTATGATCTATTTTTTATTTATGGTCTTTGTGGGAGGGCCTCTCATTTGCTGCACGGCAATTTTATTTATAGCCAAACTAAAAAAGAGGGGGTTAATTATGGATGTAGATTTAAACTTGTCAGATATAGATAGCACCAACCTACAACATAGGCTATCAAAAATAAACATCGGGAATCCCTATGCGCTATCCTCTATAGCTTCCGATAGGCATAAAATGCTAAATGACTTACTTTGTGTTATTCATCGCGACGGCGGTCAGTATATAGCTGAAAATGGATACAAGAAAGCTGTTAATGATGCAATAGAAATCCACACAAAAGGAAGGCAATGACACCATCAAAACGCGCCAAAGAGCTTGGCGCTAAATCGCTAAAGCAAATAGCTCAAGAGTTCGGTTGCACTGTAGACAACCTAAATGCAAAGTTTAAATCAAAGCCTAGGCAGTTTGATATAATTGTTTTAGGAGTTGTAAGTCTAACCTAGTGCGCCCATTTTATTTTTTATGATATACTCAAAGCATATTTTAATTAATTATTTTTAGGTGATTTATGGCGTTAGATTTGTGGGAGGTATCAAGAAAGAATAGAGGTCAACCACCTTGTTTCAAGTCCCCAGATGAAATGCTGGATAAAGCTTATGAGTATTTTAATTGGTGCAAAGAGAATCAGTTACACGTACAAAAGCCTTTTTCTAGTCAAGGTGAAGTAATCTACGGTGATGAGTTCAAGATGCGCGCAATGACTCAGGAAGGTCTTTGTGTATTCTTAAATATAAGTAAGTCAACATGGCACAATTACCAGAACAAACCAGAATTCTTGGACGTCACTGGTCATATTAACGATGTAATGCGTGAGCAGAAGTTCTCAGGAGCTGCTGCAGGGCTATTAAATGCAAATATTATAGCTCGTGACCTAGGGCTAAAAGATAGCACTGAAATTGAGCACAGTGGCGAGGTTAAACACGACGTTAAGCAGATAACTCACACTATGGATGCTCAAGAAGCTACGCGTATTTATCAAGATATGATTAATGGCAAAGCTTGATTGTGTTTTTGTTTTATTAATTACTGGGGTATAATGACTCAAATACAAAGGAGTCATTATGAAATTGATAAGCAGAAAAGAGGCAGTTGATAGTGGCCTTAAATTTTATTTTACAGGTGTGCCATGTGTAAGAGGTCATATAGCAAAGAGGTATACAGCTAAATCTTATTGCCTAGAGTGCTCAAGGGAGTCAGCCATAGAATCCCAACAAAGAAACAAGCAAAGGAAAAGGGATAACCAAGCTATATATGCGAAAAAGAACAGGGATAAAATAATATCTAGATATCACAATAACAAGGAAGAGTATTCTGATAGAAGTAGAAGGTACTACCAAGATAACAAGGAAGACATAATAGAGAGAGTTAAGAAATACGCTCAAGAAAATAGAGATGCTATCAGGGATAGAAGTAAAAAGTACTACATAAAAACAAGAATACCGTTAAGTTTAGAGTGAAAGCTGCAGCGTCCAATTCAATAAGGGGCGTGGTTAGCGCTATAAGGAAAGTCGATCCAAGCAAAGCTCCAAAGTATAGTAGCAAGATTGACTTCGATGTTAAAGAATTTAAAGATCGTATTGAGTCTTTATTTCAAGATGGAATGACTTGGAATAATTATGGCGATTGGCATGTTGATCATATTAGGCCAATAATATCTTTTATAAATGATGATGTATTTGACTTGAGTGAAATAAATAACATAAACAACTTGCAGCCATTGTGGGCAGTTGACAACTTAAGCAAAGGCGGTAAGTACGTTGATTAACCAATTCGAATTTAATTTCAAGAACCCAGACTATACAGCGGTGCTTCAGTACCGCCAGCAACTTCTTACTAAGCTAAGGTCAGACCCAAAGCTTTTGGCCGCTGCTAAGATTCATTACAAACACCACCCAGCTGACTTCATTAACACGTGGGGGATGACATTTGACCCGCGTAACCTTGAGAGAGACCTACCTGCAGTTGTTCCTTTTGTATTGTTCCCGCGACAAATAGAAACTATTGAGTGGATACATGAGCGATGGAGAAGCCAAGAGCGAGCGCTAATAGAAAAGACGCGTGACTTCGGATTGTCATGGCTGTCTATAGCTTACGGCTGTACAATGTGGCTATTTTGGGATGATTACACAGCTGGCTATGGCTCGCGTAAGGTTGACTTGGTTGATAGGCTTGGAGACCCTAAAAGTATATTCGAGAAAGGTCGCCAATTTTTGCGCTTTATACCTAAAGAGTTTCTACCGGTTGGCTTTAAAGAAAAAGAACACGCTAACTTCCTCAAGATAACCAATCCTGAAAACGGATCAACGCTCACGGGTGAAGGTGGCTATGATATTGGGCGTGGTGCGCGTACATCAATATACTTTGTGGATGAGGCTGCGTTCCTTGAGCGCCAAGAAGCTGCCGATGCTGCATTGTCACAAACAACAAACTGCCAGGTTGATATTTCAACACCTAACGGCAACGGTAATTCATTCTATAGAAAGCGATTTAGCGGCAAGGTTAAGGTTTTAACACTTAGATGGACTGATGACCCGAGAAAAGATAAGGCTTGGTACGAAAAGCAATGTAGAGAGCAGGACGCGGTAACAGTAGCGCAAGAAATAGATGTTGATTATGATGCATCTGTTGAAGGTGTATTGATACCAGCCGCTTATGCTAGGGCTTGCATTGACGCACATAAGAAGCTTAATTTTACTGCATCTGGTTATAAGACTGTCGGTTTCGATATTATGGATGGCGGCAAAGACTGGAATACAACGGTAATGCGGCATGGTTCAGTTATAACGCACATTGATAAGTGGCAACATAAAGAGCATGAAAGCCGAAAATCATACCGCAGAGTTTACGACCTAGCGGCTAGCAACGGTGCAAGCATTATCTATGACTCTATTGGTGTTGGCTCTAATGCCGGCTCAAGCTTTGAAGAATACAACGATATGCGCTCGCGTGATAACGGATACGTCAAGACCGAGTTCAACGGCTTCAATGCTGGCAGCAAGGATATAATCGACCCTGATGTTGAGTATTCGACAGGTAAAACTAACAAAGATAAGTTCTCTAACCTTAAAGCACAAATGACTTGGACGTTTGCGGATAGAATTAAAAATACCTACATGGCTATAGAAGAAGGTGAGCAGTTTGAAGAGGATGAATTAATAAGCTTTGATAGCGAATCAATCGACCCTGCAATGCTTGAGGAGTTCATAAGCGAGATGAGCCGAATACTTCGCGATAGTGACAATAACGGCAAAGACAAGGTTGAGAGTAAGAAGGACTTGGCAAAACGTGGTATACCAAGCCCTAACTTATTTGATGGTGGTGTAATGGCCTTTGTTAAACCTGAGTCTAACGGTTGGGATGATTGGCTATAGCCGCTATTGCGGCTTTTTGGTTATGTTGTACTTTCTCGCTAACTCACTGGCTACACATTCCGATATACTTATAACTACATCACGCCTAGCAAACAGCTCAGGCATGATTGCAAAGCTTGAGAATACCTCTTTTTTTATTTCATCACGCAACTCTTCCTCTGGCGTTTTTGGTTTTTTAATTTTACCCTCAAAGCCTAAAAGTATTACATTCCCATTTTCAAACTCAACTATACTCGCGTTATTTTTGTTTTTACCTCTGTAAATCATGGTCATTTCGCGTTCAAAACCTATGTCGTAGGCAACAACCTCATCACCAACTTGCGGAATCCACTTATCACACTTTGAATCTTCACAACCTAAGCGTATATGGTTCTTTTTAAGTATGCTTTCAGCAACCCTATCGCATAGATTTTCAACGCCATCTTCACAACCCAAAATAAGATTGTCACCGGCGTTTTTTATAATCTGCGTCATTTCAAATTCATCTTCTGGTGTTGCTGTTTGTATTTGTTTAGGTGGTAGTGGTATTGTTATTTTCTGAAACCCAATGTGCAACGCGCCTATTTCAGTCTCATAAAAACCAACGTAACTTTCATTTATTCTAAAGTATTTAGCCTTGCCGCTTAATTTTGCTACAAACTCAAACCCATGCAATTCAGCCAACTCAACAATAAACTCTGCATGCTCTTTTGATTCAATTAGACCCCATGTGTTTTGTAGGTATTCGTGGGTTATGTTTTTAAACGTGCCTTCATTGTATCTGTCAGTTGTTTTTTGCTCCCTGTCATCCATATGAATGCAGCAATCTTGCTTATAATAAAGCACGGTAGTTACAGTGTTTGTTGTTTGGTATTGACCTATATACGGGTATGATTTCATTTTTCACTCTCCATTAATTAATTTACACCACAAATATAAACTATAAATAATACTTGTCAATGATTAATTATATGTTTATAGTGAGTGCAAGATTAATTAAGAGGGTAGAAATATGATAACTAAAGAGATTAAATCCGAGTTTGGCAGCTATAAGCAAAAAATGAACCACGGACACAATGTTAACAGCAGCTATACTTGCATTGATGCTTATAAAGATGTAGAAAATCCTGAGCTGTGGAGTAGCTGCCCTTGTTGCAATTTAAAGCCTAGAGTTTGGGCTTATAATAACGGATTGCAAACAGGTTGCGGGTGCGGCAACAGTATTTACGACAACTTCTCTGTGCTCGCTGAGAGTGTTATGTCTGTTCACAAAAGATGTGATGGGCTAGTTGCTGAATATGATAGAGATAACTTAATGCGTAATTGGAATGAGTACTGTGCAACCATGATTAATCCATGTTCTTATGATGATTTGAGGCCGGAAGGTAAATGGTAAAAATAGGGGTAATTAAATAATGCAAACAACACACGCAACAGAAGCGGCAGAAGCTGCAACAAATATTAACCGTGAAGACTGGATAAGTGGCGCGGCTGAGTTGGTAATGCGCGGTGAGCATCAATATGACCGCAGCACAACAAAAAGTAAAGAGGCGTTTATCTCGCTTGATAATGTAATGGAGGATGTTATGGGTTTGGATAGCATTAAAGACTTGCTTACAAAATGGATGCATGGTGCGGAGTGCTGCGATATGAGAGATATATTCTCAACTGCGGTTAGGGCTTTGATTGCAACCCATCTTTCGCAAATGGCAGATGATTTTAATATAGGAGTTAGATAATATGAACGGTAAACAGTATGAATCACTAGGTACAGATACGGAGCTGGCAGAGGCTATGCTTGATAATATCGAAGAACTTTTATCTCAGATTGGCGAAAGCCCCATGAGCGAGGCAAAGAAAGCAGATGCAATTAGCAAGCTTAAGTTCGCTAAGAAATTTATTGGTGGCTTTGCAGCTCAATTATAAGGGGTTATATAATGGATATTGAATGGAAAGAAGGCGCAGTTTGCTTTGCGGCTGGCGCTCAAATCAGAATTAAAGCAAATAGCTTTTCAGCAATGGAGAGATTGACCGGTGGCGGAACTTGGCGGCCTGAGCTAAGGCATGTTGATGCACTTGTTAAAATGGACGACTTTCAACTAAACACCGTAAAGCAAGGAGATTACATAGAATCATTAGAGCTTGATACTAAGCAGAGGTATAATGATGCGGTTGAGGTGTTTGCGCTGTTTGGGTTTGCACTTTGTAGTGATGATAATGACTTTGAGTGGTTAAACCGGTCGGACACGTACAAAATCGGGGTTATTGTGGTTTCCGAGTCAAGGTTAATGGGGGTAAGAGCTGAATTTAGCGCTTGCGAGCGCAAGCGAAAACTAACCTACCCACAAATAATGGCAATCGGCAAATTAAAGCGCTTGGAGCTTGAGCGTGATAATGCGCTAATAGACGCGGTTGAGAATACAACCATATTAAGCGATGCGTTAAATGGCAGGCGCTCGGAATCACACAGCGAGCAAGACACAGTAAATAACCCATCACACTATCAATTCTTTGAAGGTGTCGAGGTTATCGAGATTATAGCCAGCTCAATGACTCGTGAGCAGTTTAAAGGTTATTGCCTAGGTAATCGCATTAAATACAGGCTTAGAGCAGGCAACAAGGATAAGCTAGAGCAAGAGATTGCTAAAAGCGATAAGTATGTCGAGCTGTACGATGAGCATAAGCACCTATGCAAAAAGTAATACCAACTAACAAGCCGCTACTATGCAAATTCAACGGCAATGATGGCACGCACGCTGGGCACATTGTTGCCACATACAAGATGGGTCGCTTTTATGCTAATAACGGCCTATTTCCAATTAACCGCGTCACAGGCTGGCGCGAAATAGAAGAAGAGGGGTTTAATAATTATGAGTGTTAACATAAGCTACTACAGACGACAAATTAAAAAACTAGAAGCTAAACTAATTGCTAATACTGACCTATGCAACGAATCAGAGGTTAAGCGCATTAACAAAGAAATAGCTAATTATGAGAAGTTTATTAAATCTAATGGGGGTGAGTTATGAGCTCGTTGAGGGTAACTATTGCAGCATCTTTAGTGCTTACGTTCTTATTTGGAGTATTCTGTGGCTTCATGGTGGCAGATGCTCTTAGTTGGCGGGTGTCATCAAAAGCTAAGTGCGACTCAGTAGGCGGTAACTATGGCGGAGGTAGGTGTTACTTAAATGGCGTGGAGTCACTAAATACCACCAATAACCAATAGCTGATATAATAGCCTTATCAAATAACGATAGGGCTTTTTTATGTCAGTTAATAAATTTATAATCAGCACCAATGCAAAGCGGTCGCATATTGAAAGCACTGAGACGCACTATAAGTTAAAGGGCATCCCGATAACTATAAACGACTCAGTAATGAACGGAGTGCTGTACTCTAAAGAAGAGAACGCAAAGGGCATACCTAGCATCAAAGGCAAGCCGTTTACTATTGACCATCCAGCGGACGAAAACGGTAACTTTATCAGTGCGCTTGAAGGTAATGGCTTAATGGACTTCTTTAGCGGAGGCGTTGTAACTAATGCTTACGAGGTTGATGATACTTGGTATGTTGACGCTGAAATTAAGAAATCATTGCTTGCAGCTCAAACGAACGGAAAAGAACTAACCGAAAAGCTTGAAGGTAAAGGTGACTTGGGCGTATCAACTGGCCTTTACTTTGAGAATAACCAAGTGACCGGCACAAACGCATCAGGCCAAGAGTACCATCGAGTTGCTAAGAACCAAGACTTTAATCATTTAGCAGCTGTTGATAATCCTGCTGGTGGCAAAGGTACAACTGCAGTATTTAATAGTGACAACACTTTTTCATGCAACTTCACCGACATTAAACCAGTTGGCCCGCAAAACGAATTGATAACCCAAGACAACTTCATTGATAAAGTGGCAAACAAGCTAAAGTCGCTTTTTGCTAACGATAATCAAACGAGTTACAATAACACTGATTTAAACACAAACCACGAGGCTCCTATTATGGATCGTACTGAAATGCTCGAAGCGCTAGGCTTAGCTACTAATAGCCAAGTCACAGACGATGAGCTTAAAACACTACTAAAAACTAAGCTTGCCGTAAACGCTAGCGAGGTTTTAGACGAAAGCAAGGTTACTTCAATTGTTGAGCAAGCTGTTAACGCAGCTGTTAAACCGTTGCAAGAACAACTTACAGCTAATGCGGATAAAGAGCTTAACGAAGTTGCTGAGCAAGTTGCAGCACTTAACAAAGGTTTAGATGCAGAAGACGCTAAAGCATTAGGCTTAACTAAAGCTAAGGCATTCTTAACAGCTAACTCTGCCGAATACGTTGCTGGCGGCTACACTGCTCCACGCGGTCGTGCATCTCAAACTAACAGCGCTGAATTGCTTGATTCAGACATGCCAGAATAGGAGATTTAAACATGGCTAAACATACTATTTATTTAGGTCCAGCAGATAGCGCAAACTGTCACGCTTTACGCGTTGAAGGTCTTGCTGTTGATGCTGTACTGCCTGGCACTTTAGTTAAGCAAACTGCCGCTGGTCTTGCTACTAGCGATAAAGCTGCTACTGTTTTCGATTCGCAGGTTTTAGTTGCTGAGGAATATGGATCACACGTTGCTCAAGGTGTTGATGATGTCTACACGATTGGAGATGTTTGTTTATCTGCTAATTTACGTAGTGGTGAGTTTGCAAACGTACGTGTTGCGACTGGTAACAACATCTTAAGTAAAGGTACTGCGCTTTCATCTAACGGTGACGGTCAACTTAAGATTGCTGCAACAGACGGCACAGAACAGGTTTTGCTATACGCTGACGAAATCGTTAACGTAACAGCAGATAATACTTTAGTTAAAGCGCGTAAAGCGTAAGGAGCAGATAATGTCATTAGCATTACGTAAAGAGTTCGCTGCTAACGCTCAGCAATTACGCGTTATGAACGAACAGTATAAACACTTAAACGCTGTTTTCCGTGAAGGTTCAGCGCAAGATTTTGGTGACTTACTAAAAACATTCGGCACTAACGCTGCGCGTACACCAGCGGAAGCTTACCGTGAGTTTGATTTAACATCTAAAATCGATATGGTTCCAGCAGGCGAATACGCTACATTAACTCGTTTAATGCAGAAATCACGCTCTATCAACATTGGTAAAGAAGTATTTGAATACCGCCAAACATCTAACATGGATCAAGGTCAAAGCTCTATGTCTGGTCAGGTTGGTGTTGATTTAGATAAAGTTGCTGAAAAATACGCTGGTACTGTTGTTCCAATCCATGATAAAGGCTTTGGTCGCCGCTGGCGTGCAATTGAGTCTATGCGTTCTGATGGTTACGATGCGTTAGTTGATGATGCACGCGAAGCTCGCCGCGCGTTAATGGGTACGCTTAATAACTACCTGTGGGATGGTAACGCAAACTTAGCGCTTAAAGGTTCTAAGTGGTTAGGTATTAAAAACGATCCAACTGTTGCAACTGCGACAATCGGTATTAATTTAACTACTGCCGCTGCAACAGCTATCCGTGCAGAAGTATCACGTATTCGTGACATTCTTTACATCACTAATAACTGCACTAACCCATTACGCCTTGGTGTTTCTCGCGAAATCATGAGCGCATGGGAGGCTCCATTCTCTACTGGTGACGGCACGTTTGGCACTATCATGCAGTACATTGGTCAATTACGCGGCATCGCTGAGATTTACGAAGATAGCGAGATAGTTGGCAATGAACTAACTATGTATTGGGATGACCAGCAAGGCTTCCACCCTGTAGTTGGTATGGGTATGTCGTCTTATGCGGTACCACGTACAATGCCTAACAGCGACCACTCATTTATTATGATGACTGCTGTAGGTTTCTTAGCTAAAACTGACTATGACGGTCGCAAGTGCGCCCTTTACGCATCGTAAGGGGTAACACATGGCTAAGATGTTAAAAGACGTTTACTGTGTTGTTGATGGTAAAACCGCTCTTGTTAAAGTTGGTGAAGATGCTCCAAAGGCTGATTCTGAGAAACTTGTAAAGAAAGGTTACGCTATTGAAGAGGTTAAGGTTGAAACTAAACCGACAACTAAAGCAACTAAAAAGTAATCTAACTTGCTAATGAAAAGCCCTGCAATTACGCGGGGCTTTTTTGTGGGTATGAAGAGCTTATACATAGATACATGAAACATATACTTCCAAGCCTGTTGTAGCATTCAAAATACCTAATGGTGTTATTTATGTAGCAAGTGATTAGCATGAAGTTGTGCTCACTGGCAATTTGATAATCAGCAGCAACACCTACGCTATCCAAATATTTCATCGCTTCATCTGCCGCTTGTTGTAAGCCCATCAATCTTCCCCTAAAGCTATTTCAAGTAATTCATGCATTGGTTTAAAGTTGAGCCTAGCACTGTAAAGCACATATTTATGCATCACCCATTCATCACCATTAAATCTATACCACTCACCAAAACGACTGTAAAACCTATCATTCTTAGTGTCGTAAAACTTCGCACCACCTACAGGCTCACGCTCAATTATCTCAATTGCTTGTTGTTTGTTCATTTTAAACCCTCTAATTAATTTAACCTAACTGTAGTTGATTAATTATAATAAAGCAAGGTGTTTTTATATGCTTTTAATAAAGTGATATAATAAACCATCATTTTATAAAGGGGCTATATATGCCTATTTTACACGCTACCATACTGGAGCAAGCAGGATTTTCGATTGGTAATGCCGAGCCTGAACCTGTTATAAAAAACGTTGCTAGGCTCGATGGGCTTAGTCAGGGGTGGGATTTAAGCATCCCGATATCTATAACGCCAAGTCATAGAGTTAAAATTAAAACTTATGGTGTTGGGGATAATGGTAAAACCCGCCGCGTTTTTGGTGGTGACAATGGCGAGAACCAATTAGGGTATATACTACACCCTAACAGCCAGCTATATGTAAAAGTTAACAATCAAAATAGAGGGGAGACTTCGTTGGATGGGGGCGCTTTTGATATAGCACCATTTTTCGATATTAATGTCAATATACATACCATTGAGATGTACCCAACTCTAAATTGTGAGATTGATGCGATAGGGTTTAAGGTGGAGGGAGGTGATTACATGCCAGGCGCTTTATATGAGTTTGAAGTAGAACTTGATGGTGTAATTACCCACTCAATACCTTTGACAAATTTAGAGCAGGGTGCAACACAATTGCCAGCCGTAGGTGACGTATCTGCGTTTATGCCCAACTATAGCTCGGACGTATGGGAGCAAATATAGCATGCCGATTACCAATCAAAGATACGCACTAGTTACAAAGCAAAGTTGGGAGCTCTCACTATCAGGAAGATGGCCAGATGCACCAACATATGGCAATTACAAGTTATTAGTATTTGCTGGTTCTGATTTAGCCGGAATTGAAAGCGAATATCATAAAGCTGACTTTAAGCACTTATCAGCAAGCGAAACAATTGAGCAAATGAATCTAGGTGCTATTGGCCCGTTTATTTGCAACCTAGAACAAGCGCGAGAAATTGCGGCACACTTTACACCGAATGAGGATTTAGAAAATGGCAACTAGACCGAATATTAAAATAGTCGCGGGCGAAGACAACGACGTTTACGCATTACTTAACGCGCAGGAAGGATACCCAGCAGTAACTGTTGGCGCTGCATTGCGCATTCAGAATAAAGGTGGGGCAGACGTTTATATTCAGGAAGGGCTTGCATCAATTGAAGTTAACGGTGGAACAACCCTGCCTACTCACTGGCAAGCAACTACTGCAACGGATGCAGTGGGAGTTATTGCGACATGCATTAACGATGGATTGATTAATGTAGAGGTGATTTAATGGCTAAAATAGGCGGTTCAGGCGGCATAGGTTCGGCTGAGGCTGCAAGTATTGCACTTGCACAAATACAGGGCATACAAGGCTGGGCGCGCTATGCTGATACTCAGTACACAGAAGGCAGTCCATTTAGTGTTGCTGATGGTGCCACGGTTGCGCTCCCAAATAATGCAGGAGAAACGATAAAGTCACAACTACCAACTGGCGTAACTGACTTTTACGATTCGGTAACAGGTAAGATAATTGCAGTTAATGAGCTTGATAAATTTACGTTTACGTATCGATTCAAGGCTAAGAACTCAGCGGCTGCTAATTCATACATTGCATTTGGGGTTGATATTGGCGGCACGTTTGGGGTCATATTCCCTGATAGCCGTTTATTTATTAAAGGCGCAAATACTGAACAAGTGTTTAACTTTGTTATGCCAGGCTACACAGGCGCTACATTCTTAGCTAACGGCGGATTGCCCACTATCACATCGGTAGGTGGCACAACTTCTATTTACGCTATTGAATTGCAGATAGAGCGGACGCAAAAAGGATAGCAAAAAGCCCCTTTAATTAGGGGCTTTGTTTCAGCTTATTAGCCCTCGCATCCTGCATAACTCTAATAGCTCTTGGTCGGTTAGGTATATATACCCCTTGCCATTGTTTAAGTGTATTTCCGCTGAGTCATTGTCGCAGTCTGCAAAGTTTATATCTACATCTTCAAAATCCATATCAACACCCCATAAATACAGTTGGATTACTACGCTTACCTTCTTTAACTCTATCAATTAAAACATAAGGCTTGCGGTTATTATCACGCACAGCAATTAACCACGGTTTATATTGCACGTTAATATTCGCCCAATGATTGTATTCATCGTAAACAGCTTGTGCCATTCCTGCTTTATATTCTTGTAATGCCATTTTATTTACCATCTGTTAAGTGTTCATCTTCAAATTTAGATATAAGACTAATCACGCCATATAATCCAAGGCATGCGCCTACGTATAGCACGATTAAGAATGTCGTTAGTTGGTCAGGTGTCATAAATCACCTTTTACTTTTGCTAGTAGTGACTTAATTTCTCGCTCTACAGAATGGTCATTAATCATCTCATGACTTACCATATGGGATAGGTAGTCGCACACCTCAGGAGCTAGTGCCATCATCCGCGCATTGGCTCGCATTTGCTCTTTATCTACATCAGCATATTGATTTACAATAACCTGCGCTATAGGATTGCCATCTACTTTAATGTCAATAAAGTGGTCATTCTCTACGGCTTCCCACTTGCCTTTTGTTATGCTCATAATCTTTACCCTCTCAGTTAAGTTGCATTAAATTTAATTTAAACTTCAAGTGTTGTCAATAATTAATTTTAGATATATACTAGGTGCATATTAATTAAAGGCTGTAAATAAATGACAAAACTATCACAAGAAAAGATTAGCGAATTAAACTTGGTTGGCAGAATTAACAACCGCATGTTAAATGGCATGGGCATTAACTTAGTTAAAGGTGAGTTTGAGCTACTTCCTAGCACTAGCAAAGACCATCCTATATCAACTGTAGAGCAATTCGATTACTTACGCTCACTACTTAGAAAGGTGCTGTCTGGAGTTAATCCTAGCGACAACCTGATTGAGTCAGCAAGACTCTACCTGTTTGATAGGGATGCTTATGAAAATGAATTGCCGCATGGCAGCATTATCAAGTACCACGGCAAGCGATTGGCTGTAAAAAGATTGGTGCCAACGCATCATGCTTTATCAAACTGGCCTTCAAGCACGATGTCAAAGATTGAGGTTATGGCGCAAGTAATGGGCGGCAGAGAGGTTAATCGAAAAGTTCAAGCCGCTACAGTTGACTGCATAGATAACGGGCTAGGCATTAACGAGAGCTCATCAAGCAAAGGAGTTACTTATACTCAAGTTAAAAACATGATAAATAAAGTTGAGCAGTTCGATTTGGCTGCAAAGGAATATGGTGATTTATGAGTGAGTGGATTAGTGTTGATGACAGGTTGCCAGATGAAATAAATGGAGCTCCATTTATTGAGCAGTGTATAGTTTACTGCCCCTTTGATAAGTGCCAATACACATCTATTATGCTTAGCGGTGCTTTTGTTCACTTCGAGAGCGGTAGGGTTATTCATGGCGGAGTAACCCACTGGATGCCACTACCCGCACCGCCAAAGTAATTTAATGCTACAATATAGGCTCTATTAATATGATTGAGGAATTTTTAACATGGCTGCATCTAACAAACCTAAGCGACCTGTCAAGCCCAAGAAGTGCACAGGCGTTAAGTAATTTAATTTTTATTGCCTATATTGTAACCATTAGAAAGTCGTACCTATTCGGTGCGGCTTTTTTATTATGCGAGCTTGTGACAATGACAGGCTTTATTCCTGAATCATTACCTCAGCCAATATACGGACTTTCATTCTATTGCATCGCGCTTACATCATGGTTAAGTATCGCTGGCATTCATATACGATTAAGCAATAATAAAAACACGCTATTATGCTGTGCTATAATGATTTTATTCTTACTACTGATGGCTTGGGACTCATACGTAAATGCTTACAATCAGACGTTTATTTGGGTTCACTACGAAGCTATCATTCTTTGTATTCATGTCAGCCTCATTGTTTCGCTTTATAACAATAGACTCATCATTAACGGCATGGTGGGTAAGTTTAACAGCTTGCTCAGTATCTTGCGGTCTAATGTTTATCTCACATATTTTTGTTATACTGTCAGAAAGACCAACCAAGGCAAATAACAATGGCAATCAATGACACGGGCATAACAGAAGAAACAATGCAATTACACCTTAGGACTTTTGAGAATTACTTAGCTCGCCAATCAGAAGACTATAGCCGCATGTGTTCAACTATGTCGCAATTATCCACGTCAATGAATGAGCTTGTTATTGCTGAAAGAATGCGTGCAGAAAGTGACAAAAGAGTGCAAGAGCAAATTGATACGCTCAAGTCATCACTAGAAAATAATGCGGAAGGTATTGCATGGTCGAGCAAAATGTCAAAGTGGATTGATAACTATATAATGAAGATTGCAGCCCCCTTTGCCATAACAGCTATTATCCTTTTGATTGTCGCTAACACATTTGATTTTACTAAGTTGGTAGGTAAGTAATTATGGCATTCACATTAGAAACAGTTAAAGCGTATGGCGGCACTGGTAACGATATTGTTATTCAAGCCAAGATTGATGCCTTTGCAAGTATTTACACCTGCCTTATAAGCTCTTACGACGAAGCTATTGCCGATGACATAGCAAACAGTTACATAGCTGGCACATTGCAATCAGTAAGCGGTGAGGGTCAAGTAACAAGTCGCAAAGCGCCAAACGGTGCAAGTCGTAACTTTAAGCAAAATAAGTACGGTGACACTGGCGAGTATGATAACGCACGATTAAAAGAAGCGTATGAAGCTGATAATAAATTCTGCCTACCCGTTGATAGCTCTTACCTTGTTGGCACTGCTGGTACTATCTACCCTGCGGATAATCCACAATGAGCCTAGAAACACGCGAAACGTCAAATAAAACCGTGACGATATGGTTTAAGCGCACCACTGGTTTTGGCAATGAGAAAACCACGACATTTGAAGTTGTGACCACTAAGGCATGCTATCAACAAGGTGGCAGCACAAATCGAACTGATACAATGGGTGTTGAGTTTAATCCACAGTCTACATTCTGGCTTGAGGTGATTAGCGAAAACCCGTCATACGGTGACTTTATAGCGCTAGGCGACCAAAGTGCAATTGCTAGACCTAGTGATGCAGACAAAGCCGAAGCAATACGCATTGTTGCATTACAGGATTGTTCAGAGCTTGGTGATATTGATGATTTGGAGATTGTTACGTGATTAAATTAATGCGTAAGTGGGTGTTAGATTTTATAGCTCCAGGTTGGGATTCGCCCAAGCCAGAGATAAAGATAATAATTGATTATAAATACCAAACTTGGCGCATTGATATGGAAAGCCTAAGAG